GGGAAAGATGGAAAAGATCTAGTTACAACTATGACTTTCATAACTGACAATTCGGCAAAGCAAACATTTGCATCCAATGAGCGAGACGTCGAGTAAACCGCCTCTTTTCTTTGAGAATAAAGATTCTAAAGAACGGGTAAACATTAACCAGGGCGGGACGAGTAGCGGCAAGACTTATACAATCATGGACCTACTTTTCTGTATTGGAATGGAAGAGGCAGAACAGGTTATAACTGTTGTAGGTCAGGACATACCAAATTTAAAAAAGGGAGCGTATAGGGATGCAAAAAAGATATGGGGTGATTCAAAAGTTTATCAACAATGGTACGGAAAGCCGAATGAAACAGAACGGATTTTTACTTGTATAAATGGATCTATCATTGAATTTAATTCGTATCAGGATGAACAGGACGCAAAGAGCGGTAAAAGAGATTACCTTTTTGTGAATGAAGCTAATGGGATAAGTTATCAAATTTATTGGCAGCTTCAACAAAGGACTAAAAAGAAAGTATTCATTGATTATAATCCAACTTTCAGGTTTTGGGCTCATGATATCATGAGCGAACCTAATACGAAAGTAATCATATCAGATCACAGGAATAACCCTTACTTAACTTTAGAACAGCATGAACGCATTGAGAGTATTTCAGATAAGGAACTTTTCAAAGTATATGCCAGGGGTTTAACCGGAAAGATAGAAGGTCTTGTTTACACCAATTGGATCCTGGTTGATGAAATGCCAAAGGATTACAAGAAACGATTTACAGGTATTGACTTTGGATTTACAAACGATCCTACTGCGATAATCGATGTACGACTTTCGAATGGCGAACTTTGGTTAGACGAATATGAATACCGTACCGGAATGCTGAATTCTGATATCGCAAAAACTATTAAAGAGTTTGGGATTGAACGAATTGAAACCATTGCAGACTCAGCAGAACCAAAAAGTATTGCAGAGTTAAAGACACACGGAATCAGGATTGAAGGGTCTGTAAAGGGAGCGGATAGCATTAAAAATGGTATTGATATTCTAAAGCGATACCATCTTAACGTAACTAAGAGATCAAAGAATATCCGCAAAGAACTACTCTCTTACAAATGGAAAGTAGACAGGGACGGGAACTTAACGAATGAACCAATAGATAACTTTAATCACTCTTTAGATCCAGTTCGTTACGTTGCGTTAAATAAGTTAAACAATAAACCTATTGCAAAAGGCATTAGAAAAATATCCTACTAACATGATTCAGGAATTAAAAACACTTATCGAAACTTCAAACCCACTCTATGAGGTTGAGTATGAAGAAAACAAGATGATGAATCTAAAGGCAGACGAAAAGAGTTTAGACGCCCGATTTGCCTACATTGAAGAGTTCGTACAAGGCTCTTATACAAGACCTAAATACGTACTTGAAAAGATCACACAAGTACAAATTTACTTTTGTCGGTTCGCTGAATTTCAAAACTCTGCAATGGATCGGGAAAACTTAAGGAATCAGATTGAAAGTGAAATAGTTTTACCGTTCATGAACGCTTATAACGATTCAGGAATATTTGACCGTGTTGATAACTTCAAGTTCTACACACCTCTTCCACGGTTCGACGCAAACGAAGTATCTATCATGCTTCAATTCGATTGTAAACAAAATATATGCTAATAGCCTTGGACGGGCTTTGTAAAATCCAACTACATTATGATTGAGATCAAATTAAATTCACGCGTATTTGACAAGATTACATCACGAAGAGGAAAAGTAACGGGATTGGCTACCTACCTGTATGATAAGGATCAGTATTTAATTTTGTTCGATGGAGAAAAAGAGGAACAATGGTGCGACTCCGGAAGGATATCACCCGAACAGTAATAAATAACTGTCAATTTGTAAGCAAAAAGAAACTTTGTAGCTGCTGAAATGAGAAAGTCTCAGCAGCTACTTACAAACAAAAGAAAGCAAACAATGAATTTTAATATCAAATAGTCAAAAATGAACGTCGGAGAATTAAAAACAAGCGATAGTCTGCCAAAATTCAGGAACCCACCACCCCCACCCGCTAAGAAATTAGTTCATATCAACATCAAAGCAGGTGATATGAACTTTGGACAGCGCATTGAGTTGGGTAAAATTGCGGCACTCGATTGTTCAGAGCTTGAAAAGTTTGAAAAAGTATTCATTTGCCTGCATAAATTTAAACCAACACTGAAAGATTGTTCAAATCTACTTGATTATTTCGCCGAAATCATTGAGGGTTTAAAGTTTTGGATTGATCAGGAAACAACTTTACTAAAATACGAACCTTCCATTGAAGAAAAAAGAGCCGGTGTAAAAGAACTCAGCGAAAAGATAGGCGAATTCGGAACAATCAAAGCACTGGCGAAAGCATACGGGAAAGATCCGGACGAAATACTACTATGGAAATATGGTAAAGTATTCGGGATCCTCTTTACTGATTTGGAAGAGCACAAATTTCAGGTGAGATACAACAAAGTCATTGAATCAAAATTTAAAAACTAACAACAACATGAAAAAATTAAAGAGACTATTTCTAAACATTATCATTTTCTTAAGTTTTGGAGCTCCAATAATAGTACTGCCTTTAGTATTGCTTTATTGCCTTTTCGTTGGGTTCTCATTAGTACTGATTAAGGTAATATTGACTTGTATTATTATAATCACTTCGTCTGTTTTACTTTACAAATGGAGTCTTAAACAAAAGAAATGAATACTCAACAGATCCTAAAAGAAGAGCTCGACATTCTTAAATCTGATATCATAGTTAGATTAGAGACTAATAAACAAGTGGCAACCGGTAAGACTAAACAGTCATTTGAAACGGTCGCTACTGAGTATAACGGAAAGTTGTTAGGAGCTTCTTATGTGGGAGTATTTGAAAGAGGAAGAAAGCCGGGCGGGGTTCCCCGGGATTTTATTGACATCCTCAAAAAGTGGGCGCAAGTAAAAGGGATTTCTTTTGAGAATGAAGAAAAGTTTAATCTTTGGGCCAATGCTGTTAAATGGAAGATGATTAAAGAGGGAACGAAACTTTACCGATCTGGACAAACTCAGGATATTTTCACAACGCCTGTTGAACAGTTCAGTTCAAGACTTGCAAAACGGTTTATAATTTATTACGAAAGCGAAATACTTAATTCAATATTCACAAAATGATAGTAACTAAATATCCTTCTAAGATTCACACGGCTTTCAATCCTGTTATTATAGAGATTTTAAAAGAAGCTGAAGCAAAAGCCTTGATTAAGATTAGCAGCGCGGCGGATGATATTCTTTGTTCCAGGGAATATTTTAATAACGTTGCAACTTTCAACTTGTCTGATAAGCTTAAGAAAATGTTTCGTGATGAAGTGGTTGAAATAACTTTAGGAGCAAATAAAATCTATCAGGATCACAATTTATTCGTTGAGTATTCAGTTATTGACTGGGTAGAAAACTCATGGTTTCTTGTCGGTGGAAATGTCGTACTAGATAATCAGATGGCTTTAAATGCAGTGGTTCAGGTCGGACAATCATCCGTTGTAAATAAACAAGGAATGTTCTTGACTAACTTCGACCTTTTAAGATATTATCCCGGTTACGAAAGAATGCTTTCATGTTTAAGTTTTGAAACCGGAACGACCTATATCCGGTTCGATGGTGAAAACTTTAATTCAGTAGATGTAAAACATTTCTGTATTCCAATTACTGAACATTTCTCAGTCGAAGTCTCTAATCAGAATACAGATCCATTCTTAAGAGATAATCAAGGGAGACTGATTACAGCTAATTCAGGCGTACCAATTGAGGTATGGTCAACCGCTCCCGGATTCATTCAAAATATTAAAACTATCGAAACACAAATACCCTCTTCACCTTTTTATGTCAAGTGGATAAATCAACAGGGTGGCTGGGATTACTGGATGTTCTCTCATAGACAATATCTTTCAAGAAACATAGCCAATCAGGTGGTTTTTAATCCTTACACAGAGGATCAGTTAACAGCAAAAGGATTTGCAGAACTTATCTCGATTGATGGAATAGAAAAAGTAAAAGTCGGAGCACCTTCACTGAATGAGAATGATTATGATTGTGTTTCAAAATTGATTTACTCACCTTCTATAATGTGGTTTAACGAAGAGACGGGCAAATGGAATACTATCTTAATCGAACCCTCAGATAATACGAAAGATACCCGGTCAACTTTTAATGATTTGGAATTTACCTTCTCATTACCTACTCCACAACTTCAATTCTAATGAGCGTATATGAAGCTATATTAACCCTCGAACCTTCAATGATAGATTTACTTCTATCAAAGGGCTATATGCGTTCATCAGTTCAAAGGGATCTTACAATTTATAAATTCTACATGAACGAAAGGATCTCTTTAGGATATTTACAGGCTAGGACTAATACCGCTGAGAAATTCTTTACAAGTGAAGAAACTGTTGCACGCATAATTCAAAGAATGAAATGATAAAACTACTGATTGAAATCGACAACATTTGGAGCATCTTAGATTTGGGAGATGATAAGCCGGCAATGAATTATCAGGCTAATAATATTGCTGAACTAAAAAACCGACAGGCGGACTACTCTCAAAATCTAAAACTACCACCAACTAAGAATAATTGCCAACTTTTTGGTAATTCAGATTCTTTCGATGTGATAACTGATTTTCCATACCAGAAACATAACTGTAGACTATTTTCAAATGATTCAGTACTTGCGGGACCTGGTTCATTTCTTATTCTTGATAGAGTAACGGACTGCTTTGAAGTTCAAATATTAAGTGGTAACGCTGATTTATTCACGACATTGGGAAATAGTAAAATGTCGGATCTCAATTTAGGATCATGCATTTTAGGTGCTAAAAATATTTATGATGGATTTACAGATGGTAAGTATTGTTATTCTTTAGCCACTTTCTTAAAAGGCGGATCATCCGTTATCAATCCTTCATTAGAACATGCCTACCCGTTTGTATTTATCAAGCCAATCATTGAAAATATTCTCAAATCAAATGGGTATAACCTTCCGGATGGGATATTAGAAACTAATCTAACAGATGATCAATGGAATAAAAAAGCACTATCCCTTTGCTCTCTTATTTCAAGTCCTGACAGCTTTGATTTATTCAAAACAGCCGAAGGGTATATCAATTCATCATACGATACAGGCGGGGCAGGATACGGAGGACACTTAGTTGATAGCGGTAATGGTACATTTTCAAAAGTTGACAATCAAAGTTTTAGATTGATATCCAAAATCAATGGAGTAATAAAATTAAACATAGTAAAAACTTTAATTTCCGGACTTAATCCAATTACTCTACTAATTGAAATAGTAAATGAAACATCTGTAGAAACTATTAAGACTATAACCGACACTGGACTTACTTCAGAGGTGATTGATATAAATGTCAATCAGGGAGATAGTATAAAGATGACCGTTACGTTCGTATTTCCTTCAAGTGGATCATCTTTGCGTGTATCATTCAATACGAGTGATTACATTTCAAATACCGTTCCGGTTGGTGGTAAACTTTATTTCGCCCCTAACATTGGTTTTGATACGCAACTTGATTTTTTTAAAATGTTCGTTCAGTTATTCGGTCTTACCATTTCAGTTGATTACGAAACTAAAACGGTAAAGGCTTTTACAATGCAAAAACTTTACTATAATAAACCGATCGCAAAAGATTGGAGTAAAAAACTAAATGATATAAAAACAAACGAGCTAAATTTTCAAACCCTTACGGCTTCTTATGGACAATCCAACTTTGTCAGGTTCGATGACAACACAGATGACAATGTAAAAGATTCCGGATCTTTTCTTATTCAAAACAACACACTTCAAATTACGAAAGATCTATTCGGGATAAAATTAGAAGCTGGATTAGATGTTTCAATCGGATCACTAAGTATTGCTAATATTCCTATCGAAGAAAAGGACACTGAAGGCGTAATAACTTTCAAGGGTGGAAAATCGCATATTATAGATATCATAGAGATTCACTTTACAGATCCTCGCTTTCCTGAAATTTTAATAAGAGAGCTAATAGCGAAACATGCAAAAGTTCAATCATTCATTGACTCTTTTTATCCCGGTCTTATCACGATGCTTTCAGATGCAAAATATAAGACTGATCAGTTCTATTTAACTGATCAGGATATTGAGGACTTTGATCCGTTCATCCCTGTTTACATATCAAAATACGGAGCGTATTTTTACGTAAATAAAATTAATAATTACATCTCAAAAACTTTAACTAAGGTCGAACTTGTCAAATTATAACCATGGACGAAACTAAAAAAATACTTCTCAACGTAGAGATCCAGAATGCTGAAGCAATAAAAAGGCTCGCAGAAACAAAAGTCCAGGTTGCCGGATTAAGAGCCGAACAAAAGAACCTTGACATGTCCACCGATTCCGGACGTCAACAATTTGAGATTTTAGGCCAACAAATCAAAGCCCTGAATACTAATGCTCTTACGTATCAAAAAACTATTCAAAGCAATGTCAAAGCTCAGAATGAAGAGAAAGATAGTAATGATGGGTTAAAGGCTCAATTATCTTTACTGACAGCCGAATATAATAAATTGAGTAAGGCAAAAAAAAATGATGAGGGTGGAAAAGCAATGCAAGCATCCATTAAAGGTATATCAGATGATTTAAAGAAAGAAGAGGCGTTAATAGGAGATCATCATAGATCTATTGCAGAATACGAAAATGCTTTAGGTAGGTTACCGGGAGTCTTTGGAGAAATGCAAGAAAAAGGGCAATCCGTTTTAGTAGCTTTAAGAACTCGATTTGAAAGTACTAAAGATATGGTTATGCAGTACTCAGAAGCTGTTAACGTATCGAAGGTTGCACAGGCAGAAGCTGCCGTAGCAGCACAAGCGGCAACCGTTGCAGAATCAGAGTTGGCAGCAGCAGAAGCCGCCGGAACCGCAACCGCGTCACAAGCCGCCGCCGCTGAAGCACTGAGAGGAACGGCAACGGTAGCGGCAACGGTAGCCACAGAAGCGAGTAGCGCGGCAATGAAAATATTTAGAATTGCCTTAATGAGTACCGGAATCGGTCTTCTTGTTGTCTCATTGGGTGCTGTTGTGGCTTATTTCACTCAGACGAATGAAGGTAGTAAGCTCTTTTCACGTCTCATGTCAGGGATTAACGCAGTAATTCAAACAGGAGTTAAGATTTTAGGCTCTTACGGAAAGCTTTTGGTTGATATAGTCACTCTGAATTTTAAAGAAGTTGGGAAAGATGTGGGTGTTTTAGTTGATAATGTCAAGAATGCCGGCACCGAAATGGGTAAAACTTATGAGGCCGGGCGAAAAATTACGGATGATAGACAAAAACTAACTAAAGCCGAAAGGGATTGGTCAACTGAGAAGATCAAACAACAGGGAATCATGGATGTTTTAGCGCTTAAAATTCGACAAGCGGACACCTCAACAGCAGAAAGGAAGAAAGCTAAAGAGCAGGCCATGAAAATCGATGAGATGATTTTTGAAAAAGACATGAAATATGCTAAAGAGAATCTAAGGATAGTAAACGCTGAACAAGCCCTTAAGTCTAAAAAAGATTATCAAGCAATTGCGGACGCAAAAAACCGAGTGGAGCAAACTATCGCTGAAGATAATAAATATGAACAAAGCATTAAAAACAGAATGGGACGTGTCAACAATATGGACACGAAAAACGCCACTTTAAGAATTAAAAATGAAATTGCAACTACTGAAAAACTACTTGTTGAACGTGGGAAGTCATTGGACGCACTTGAAAAAAGTACCCTTATATCTGAGGACGTTTACAATGCACGAATCAAACAAGCTAAAGATCTTCAACAGGAAGAATTAACCCTACTTGACAGGAAAGCTATTGCAGAGAAAATGAGTGATAATGCCGTTCTCATTGCAAAAGAAAATATAAATCAAGCATCACTTAAAAGGCAAAAAGATTTAATCACTGAAAGAGTAAATCTTTTAATCACTGCATCTCAATACGAGATGACACTTGAAAGAAGTAAATCAGATGAAATTATTGCAGGTAAAAAACAGACCGTTGAACAACTTTACTTCTTAGAGCTTCTCAGAATAAAACAGGATCGCGACGAACAAATCAAAGAACAAAATTTAAAGTTAACGGCTGATCCGCTCTATCAGGCAGAACACGACAAACAAATAGCTCTGATTACTCAACAGGCAAGAACCAAAGAGGCTCAATTAAACGCCGCTTTTGAAGATAAAGAGCGATTAAGAAAATTAGATTATGCAAAAATCGACTTAGATAATAAGCTTGAATTAGTTCAAGGAAATATCGATTTAGAATATGACCTAAAAAAGAAAGGACTTAAAGCACAACGGATAGCCGAATTATTGGCCGCCGAAACAAGCGGAGCAAGTTCATTTTTAATAAATGAAAAATATAAAAAGTTAGAAGCTGACAGCGATACAGAGAAATTTCAAAAGAAATTCGAAGCGATTAAACAGTGGGCCGATGAATCAATGAAAATTCTTACAGCCGGTAATAATCTTTCAAAACAAATTGAAGCCGGACAGTTACAAGAT